GCTCTCGACGTTGTTATGGATGATTTGGAAGAAGGAAACACTAAATCAGCTAAAGACGCTTCAACAGTTTTCCAAACAATATTTAATTCTTTCCGTTTATCAACAGGAAAATCAACAGAGAATATAGGTGCAGCTTCGGTACGATTCAATGAGATCATTGAGAGTAGACGTAAAATAGCTCAACCTAACCAATCAGCACAAGGGTCGAATAATGTTATTGCAATCAAGTAAAGTCGAGGGACACTATCACTTAGTTCTAACCCCAGACCCTAGAAAAAATCCAGAACAGGAATTAGATACTACTTTGATCCAAGTGGGCGAGGTTAAAGACCACGTCCATATTGCGGAGTTTAATCCACAGACATTGTCTTGGTACTTACTCCCATCTGAAGGTCATACGCATGAGGTAACAATAAATGATATTTACTCAGATGCACCTCTCGAAAAAGACGAGGAAGACGAAGTCGTCAATGAATACCGAACGAAGTTCAAGAGAGCCCTTAGCTACGAAAGATCCTCAATCACGAAAGCAAATAAAGCATACAAATACATTAACCAAGACCAGTGGGAAAAATCTGTTTCAGAGAACCTTAAGCAAGAAGGTAGACCCGCTTTACAATTCGATCAGATTGGCCCTAACACGGACAAAATCATCGGGTATTTTTTGCAAGATATTCCAGACGTTGCTGTTTATCCTGTTGAGGAAGGAGATGAAGTTATTACGGACATTATCACTACTGTTCTAAAAAACATATTCCGTAATTCTGGAAAAGAGGAATTGGCTGAAGGTGTCTTCTCTGATACTTTCATTGCAGGTAAAGGTGTTTTTGACGTGACAATGGACTTCCAAAGAGATATTGGAGGAGACATTGTTGTGGGTCAAGGTGAGTACAACCAAGTAGTATTTGGCCCTCACCAGAAGAAAAACGCGGAAGACTGCGAAGATATATTCAAAATAAGAGTCCTATCTAAGAATCAGCTTAAGATGGAATTCCCAGATAAGGCAGAAAAAGTGATCGATGAGGCCAGATTCAAAGATGGGAATATATCAAAAGGTGTTATGGATGAGATGGATTATGAACACTGGATGAAAACCCCAGGTCAGCAATGGGATGAGCCTGCTGCTAAACCAGTACCTAATTCGCGCAGTGCTGATGAGAGAGGTAAAACGCAGAATTATATTGTTGTTGAATGGTTCAAAAAATCATACTTCAAAGAACATATCATTAGAGGACCGGAAGGGGTTGAACCTCCCATAAGATTTAAGAAAGGGGACGCGAGGCAACTTAAGAGAGTTGATGTTCCTATGGTGGACCGAGTTGCTTATGTATTCGAAAAAAGTGTTATCTGTAACGACATAGAGATGGAGAGATTCGACACTGGTTTTGATTTTGCCCCATTTAGTGTAGCTTACGGAAAGAAAACGAGAACAGGGTACTTAGGAAAAGTTCATGGCGCTTTAGATCAGCAAGATGAGATAAATAAGAGAACTTCACAGATGACGGATGTTGTGAACAAGATGGCCTCTTATGTTTGGTTTGGTACGGGTGAATCCTTTAGTGGACCCGAAGAGAAACAATCATTCTTAGACAACTCAACTAAATCGGGCTCATTCTTTGAACTCACGTCTATGGAAAATGCACCGGTTAAATCCGAGGGGTCAAAAGTCCCTGTAGAGATAATCCAGTTAGAAGAAAACGCCATGAAAAGAATGGATATGTACTTCGGTGGTGTCCTAAATCTGGAAAATGCACATAAGATAGGTTCGAGAGGATTACTTTTACAGCAAAGAACCGCTTTGATGGTAAATGAAATCTACTTTAAGCATTACGAAAATGCGTACAAGGATTTGTGCAAGAAATTGATAAAATTTGTCCAAAGATTTTATCCACCACAAAAAATATTAGTAAAAGAATAAATATTGGGAATAGAAAAGAAGAACATATTAAACAGATTGTATTTACTAGC